CTTTACTTAGTCCGTTGCGGGGGTAGAGTCGACGAGGGAGATAAGCCGCATCTGTTGTACCGATGCGACACTAATGTAGTCGACCGAGGAGTTTTGTCCGGCGGAAGGTGGAAGGAGCCGGTGAGGCATAGCGTTGTCCGTCCTACTCCTTTGTTTGTACCGAGTAGAGGACATAAGCGGAAACCTCGCAAGGCAGAATGAGCGATTTGTTGCGACGCAGAGTCGACCGTTGTTGGGAGACCCAGGAGCCGAGCGAATGCCCGAGAGGTATTAACCAACAGCCTATCTGGCACTTACATAGGATGATACAAACGAATATCCTATATAAGATACCAGAGTAATTTGTACTTACTATAGAGAAACATATAAGAAAGATATCCCTACTCACACGCACACACGTAGTTGAGAGGGGAGCGTAGCGACAGCATTGCTGTGTCGAGCTTGCGAGACTCTGCTGTTGGTGCTGTTCTGCTGTTGGGCGCGATTAGTTCCGAGCGCAGTAGGCGAACCCGCCGTATCGGGAGCCGTCAAGGTCGATCCGTTCGTGAGGCCGCAGGGGTGTACGTATAGGGGGGGGACCCCCCGCTTTGAATTTCTATTTATATATGTCCATCCCACAAACCGGAGGGTATATTTAGGTAATATAAGCGATACCTAATAAAGAGAAGATAATGACTAAAAGATATAGAATAGACACTCCTGCTGTCCGTAAACGCAGGGAGAATGCAGCGCGGCAGAAAGCGGCGGAATACCAATCACGGCTAATGCCTGATCCCGGTACTCCTGCGTGGAGCCAAGGTCTTGAGACTTCTACGCCATTCTTTGATATCGCCACTGTCGGCGTGGGCGGAGGCCTGAATCTCTTGCGTAAGGGTATTGCCCAGAAATTAGCAGCGGCTAGGGCGAGGAGGAAGTCACCGATCTGGATCGAGGATAGATATGGGAGATTAACACGAAATAGAGACCCGGTTCCTTTTACAAGTGTAGATCGTGAAAAGCTGATGAGGAAATACCAGCAGGGTAGTACTAGAGATTATCCTAGGGAATCAGTAGTGGGGCGCCCGGTGTCTGATGATATGGCGAGATGGGCGGATGATGATGCCATCCCATTCGCTGGAACCCGCACAAGAGCTGGAGGCGAGTATTTACCAGAGCGTATCCCAAGAAGGCGCGGTTATCCAAACAGGGCAGCGAATATAGCTGAAAAGAAATATGAACGCTATGTTGATGAAATGGTTAGTGGGCCTACATCAGAAAAGCAGATTAGGAAGATACGGGCGAAAATTGAAATGGATCGTAGGGGAGCCGCGAACCGCAGACGAAGAATGCAGGGTAGCATAGCTGATGACATCGATATAGCCGAATATGGGCCTTGGGATTTTGAGGGCAGGTACTAATGTTAGTACAACCTACCACAATAGCGCAAGCACAAGCCGCTGGTTCTCCCTACTTCTGGGATAACGGCAAGAAGAAGCTCGCCGTCACAGCAGAGCAGTTAGCCGCATTCCGAGGTGGGAGCCAGTATGATCCCACAGGTGGGAGTGCTTTAACCCAGTGGGCTAATATTCATACCCGGCCACAAGGGCCGGTAGATATGCAGCCGCCGCAGATGGACCTTGCGCCTAGGTTAGATATCCAACCGCAGATGGATTTACAGCCTAGATTGGATATTCCAAGGCAAGAGCCAACACTTCCCATTCATCGTCAGAGTCCGGTGGGGGATGACTACTACCGCTGGAGAGGCTTTAACCGAGGAGAGGCTCCACCAGAACCAAGCATGATGGATCGGGTTAGAGGCTTTGTCGGTGGACTAATACCTGAAGGAAGAACAAGATCAGGGATTGGTCAGCCTCGAATGGTGGGAAGAACTAGGTCAGGTATCGGTGGTGATGTTGCCCCCAGACGGCTAGAGAGGCCAGTAAGGGAAGGCCGTGTAGCCCCTGTTTCCTATAGTCAGGTCGCAATGGACAAGATCGCGGATTGGGAGGGCGGTTACCAGGATAAGCCTTTTACTGATGTTGGCACGAAGCGTATAGGTTTTGGGCGAAAGTATAAAAAGGGCGAAAAGACCACAGAGGCTAAGGAACGTGGTTGGCTGATGGGTAAGGTACAGGACATCGGTGATTTCCTTGATGGCGTGGTTACGGCTGATCTCAGTGCAAATCAGAAGGCTGCATTGACATCACTCGTATACAATGTGGGTAGAACCTCTTTCAAAAAGAGTAAGGCTCTAAAGGCGTTAAACGCCGGTGATATGGATGAGTTCAAGAAGCAGGCTTTCTCTAAGGAGCAGGGCTGGGTCAAGAGCAAGGGTAAGTTCGTAGAAGGACTTCATAACCGCAGACAGAAGGAACAGGCTCTTTTCTTTGGCTAATCCAGCGCAACAGGGTTCTTGGGATGTAAATAAATTGACTCCTCTACAGTTGAGGATGATCCTAAGAACTATGGCCCTAAGAAAGAATAAGGACTTAGGGGCGATGGAATTGGCCGGTCTATTGCAGGAGGGTGGTAGTTTTATCCCAACTAATTGGTTGCGTCGTAGTGATATATCTCCTGAAAAGAGCGTGTCTTATGGACGCACACTTGGGCTACATACACCAAAAAGTACGCCTCTTGGAACTTGGCCTGCACATATTGAAATGAATAGAGCATTTCCTGGAAATTGGGGCGCAACTTTTGGGCATGAGTTAGCGCATAATGCTTTTGGAAGGTATGGAATTCGCGGTGGAGATCGGCAGCATGATCTTATAGGGCCATACTTAGCACAAAATTACAGGCGTTCTGGAAAACCTGTTGTTATGAGGAGGGGAGAAGACCCGGTTCTTAGACACCAACAGGTAGGGCCAGATGTTTCCAGACGAATTGGACCTATTGGCCCTTATGCTGAAGAAAGGCAACATTATATTCCAGCCAATCCAAATCTTTATTTTAAGGGCAGTGTACCAGCGTCCGGTGAAGAGCTGGGATTGCCATTCACTGTTAAAGATATTGAAGGAGAATTAGCCAGATCGGAAGAAGGACGCAAACGTAGGGCATGGTGGAATACGAATAGAGCCGCACTTGCTAGGAGAATGGCATCAATTACAGGTGGAAGAGGAAGATGAGCGCAATGCAAGACAAGTTCATTGAATCCTACTGTTTAACGGGTAATGCTACTCAGTCTGCTGTAGAGGCAGGATACTCTGAGAAGACAGCCAAGCAGAAGGGATATGAACTTAAAAATATTTTAAGGGAACAGATCAATGATCAGACTCAAAAAGTTCTTGCAGACAAGATACCCTCAAGCCTATACTTTCTATCTGAACTGGCAGAGAAGGCAGAGAGCGAGAGCGTTCGTCTTGGGGCAATCAAGGATTTACTGGATAGAGCAGGGTTGAAACCTGTAGAGAGAATCGAGCAAACTAACATAGAACAAATGTCGAATGAAGAAATCCAAAGGGAACTCGACGCACTCCTCAAGCACTAGGGCATTAGAACTCCTACGGGAGAAGAGACAGCGTGAACGCTATTCTAGGATTGATTCTTACGACCCCTACCCCTACCAGCTAAAGTTCCATAAAACAGGCTCAGAGGCCAACCAGAGGCTCCTGATGGCGGCTAACCGCATAGGTAAGAGTTTCTGCGGTAGCATGGAGCTGAGTTATCACCTTACTGGATTGTATCCAGACTGGTGGGAAGGACGAGTATACCGGCAACCTATCATAGCCTGGGCTGGTGGTGTCTCAAATGAAACGACAAGGGACATTGTACAGTTTGAGCTATTGGGTTCCCCCGATGATCCAGAGGCTTTCGGTTCCGGTACTATACCGAAAAATTTAATAATAAAGACCGAGAGAAAACCTGGAGTACCTAACGCGAAGAGTGTGGCTCTCATTCGTCATGTTAGCGGTGGGAACTCTTCTTTATTCTTCAAAGCCTACGAGATGGGTGTAGAGAAATGGCAGGGTAGGAGTGTAGATTGCATATGGTTGGACGAGGAACCATCAAGAGAAATCTATAGTCAAGCAGTTACTCGAACATTAGACCGTAAAGGTATGGTTTATATGACCTTTACACCGGAAGCAGGGATGACAGAGACAGTTGCTTCCTTCCTGAATAACCTTCAATCAGGACAATCCCTTACAAATGCGACATGGGATGACGCATCTGAGAAGATTTCCTCTATGAATGGGGAGAAAGGTCACCTAAATGAAACTGTAATGGAGCAGATTCTCTCCTCATATAGCCCACATGAGAGGGAAATGAGAAAGAATGGTAGACCTTCTATCGGTTCTGGACTGATATTCCCCCTTGGGGAAGAGAAAATAATGGTAGATCCACTGAATATAGAGGATCATTGGCC